TGTGTAATTGAAAATAAGGATAATAATTATGTTTACCTTTCTTATTATAAAGATAAAATTTTAAATTGTACTAGGTTTAGTTAAGAAAATTATAGGTAAGATCGATAATATAACCAAATAATGAATAGGCAAATATAATTGTAGTCATTGTTATATATGCATATATTCAGACATGTTGATTAAAAGACAATAAAAGATTTTAAAGTATAAATAGATGTACCTATTGAATTTAGTAATAGAAATTTAAGGGGAGGATGCAATACTTATGTATAAATGAGTAACACATATATAATGCCAGGAATAACAATATTTGACATTGTGTCATAATCTTCAAGTGGATATTATTAAGCTGTGTTAAAACCTCCACCTTAGTATGTATCTACATATTTACAAGATTTTCGGTAAAATATAAACAGATCTTGTTATTTCCTGAAATTTTTATTTAAAACTTATTGCCCGTTACTCTCAAACAAGATAGATATTTCGGATAATATTGCTTTTCCTGCATATTTGCCTTTAAGAGATAATTAGTCATTTTATGTCAACCCAGCGGGTGGCAATTTTACTACATAATAAATGAAATGGTTATCAAATATATTGTGGGATAAAAAATAACCAGAAATTTCTACATAGCAAGCTATTGATTATGCTAACAATTAAGTTATACACACATCTGAAACTGATGCATTCATATATTAAAAATTAAATGAACACCTCGATCCAAGAAAAATAACAAAATACTCGAATATATAGTAAAATTTTGTATTCGAACCAAGACGGACAGATTTGGTCACTAAGAAAGGTAGCCTCAGTTGTGGTAAATAACTTTAGTCATTATGTAATAATTTAGAATATTTGAAAGATACAGTTGTTTAAGAATTTAAATAAAAAATAATTACTAAAGCGGCAACATCTTGGAAAAAATATACTAAAGGACTCTAACCCACAAGTATTCCAATATTACAATAAGATACAGATATATGTGCTTTCATTGATTATCAATGCGGGAAAACTAAATATTTACCTTAAAGAGTTAAAAATTAAATCAAGGATTATGTCAGGTAAGTATTATCAAACGGATAATGGCATGATTTTAATTAACTTATATAAAAAATACATCATGAAATTCCAGAGTCATAAATTTTGAACAAAGATTATCATTAAATATTAAAAGATGTTATGAAATTTTATGTTTCAATAGCGTAAAAAAATTAAACCATGATTGATATTAAGTCAGATTTCGATGCATATGAAGAATAAAGATTAATCATTGAGCAGGAAACAAAATAAAACTCAGATATATAAAATAAATGTGTACAAGTAATAACTAAAGATTAGTATTATGTCACTAAAGATAATTCACCACCTATAGCAGAAAATTGTAATCCTGAAGTTCATCCAGATATAGATATAGCTCATTTTAAAAATCAAGTTTTTTATCAATATGCCAATTCTGACTATTGTATAACAAAGAGCAGTCGTGTTAATAGATTTGAACTCAATAATGAGAACCGAAGAGCTCAGGTTTTACCAAGGAAAAAATTGTTTAGAGATGGACAAGAAGTGTAAGTTTATGAATTTGATGCATCTAATTGTGCTAATGTGTATGGTTGTATAGTAAATAGATAATTTGCGGCAGCCATCAGACCAAACGTTACTGATGTCGCTAAATTAGGGCAGATGGTGTAACAATGGTATACTGATATGGAAATTGATATTAATAAATAATTTTAAAACTTAACTCCTGATTAAATGACAGATTTTCTACCGACATTATTTGGCTATGTGAGAGGTCAATCATTTCCCATCAGAAAACAAATGAAATACATAGACGGGTCAATAGATTTTATTTTTAATGATAATACATACAAAATTGTTGGTTCCTTTACTTCTATGCCCAAAAAAGGTGAAGTACGATCATTTTTGAAAGGGTCAGAAACTTACATCCGTAGGGGTAAGATACATAATACAACAGCTGACCCAAGAAATATCGCAAATCCAAATATAGTTGGAATAGCTTAATACACTAATTATTTATATTTATAACAATTACTTTTGCCCGGTTCTAAATCTCCAGCCACTAGTGGAGTAATTATAGGCTGCAATTCTAAATAACTTTAAGATAGAATGGATGTATGGCGTTAGAAATCTATTAATCCTAAAACAAATTAGAAGTTTAAAACATGTGAATTATATCAGTTGTCATGGGATGGTAAAAGATTTGATTCAACATAGTACACACAGAATATATAAGTCGTCGATATACCATTTCTTAAAAGATTTAGCCCAATCATTAAATAAGCTTTTAAACATACCTTTAATACTTGGGGATTCACGCCTTCGAAATTTAATACTGAAGAAAAAATGAGTAAAATGATGGATATAATATTGAAAGATATGTGTTAAACTAGACATAGACTATATGTACCTTTACCAGATATATGGGATACTATGAGTTCATAATAATAAGAAAAAATGAGATAACTGTGGACACCATCCGTTTTGAAAGAATTTAAGAAAGAATGTTCAAAACAGAATGAACCATGGAAACATTATATGTTCTATGATATAGAGGGAACCGTGTTATCTGGACACGGCATACGAACCACATTAGGGAATACATTAAGATCCTTGGCATATGCTTATTATTATATTCAATATCCATACTTGAATAAATATAATTAACTAACTTAAATATCTAAAAAACCATGGGATGATACTAGATTCTACGTAATGGCATCAGGCGATGATCTTGTAATAATAGGGGATTAAGATACTCTTAAATAAATAAGATTAAACGCATTATCTTTAACTTCAAGGGACAAGAATTTATAAGTGCAAATCGGGTTAGGTTAAGCAATTGATGATATACCAGAACCTGTCACTATATACAAATTTGATTTTCTTTCCAAGGTATCATATTATAATGGGGATAGTTGGGCATTAGCATCAAACCCCAAGAAAATATTAGAAAAAATAGTGTATACTGGTCAAAACGCATTATTATATAATAGTATGTGGTTATATTATGATGTTATTCTATATAATTTAAAACGTCTGGGGTTATCAAGGAAATTAGAAGATATTGTCAAAGCGCGGAGAGATGAGTGTATACCTCCTAAATTTACTACAGAAAAACTTTAGGCAATATACTACCGGATAAATAAACATTATGAGAATTAATATAAAGTATTATAACAAGATGAAGATTATTTTGATTATAAATTTAGTGATATTATTGAGAAAGATTTATCCATAACTTTTTGTACTATTTTGGGTATAGACTGGTAGGGCATTATATCTGTTGGTTCTTAATTTAAGGGTTGTAATTCGCCTTTAAGGTAGTAGGTGAATAATTTGCGAATTATATGTAAGTCAAGAAACCTAAAACACCCATTAAACGATCAATACTAAAGAACGCACCTGACCCTAAAAAACGGTAGGAACGCTAGAAACCGTCACGTTCCCGCTCCCGCTCGTATAAAAGTAAGGAAACCCAAAAATTATCCAAGAGTTAGAGATCCTTGTCTCAACTCAGTAAAACAAAAAAGTAGAGCACCAAATAACAATTAGCTGCCATTCAGAGATTATTAACCACGAACTTATAAAACAGCTTACCATATAAAAAAGCTCCAGAAGCTTACAAAGGGAAGCAGACTAATGGTAATAAAAAGTCGAAGCTTCAAAATCGTGGATAAATGCTCGCAGTCACAAATGGCAACTCCGGAAAGCTAGTTGTTCCAATGTTAAAAACCGGACGCGGCCTCGTGCATGAAGCCGAGATGATTCCTCCTCATAAGAGGAATATTACACGCCCTTCTTATAAAGAAGGAGAACTTGTATAGGCGAATTATAAACAAGTTCTCAGTGCGTGGGATAAAATGTGTATTGCTAAGCACTATCCAGGGACCTTTAATGCATAGTATGTAGCTGGTATGAATGTTTCTAGCTTGCCTACTATGACGTTCTCAGTATCCAATACATTTGCCACATGTAATGTACACGGAGAAACTGGAACAGACTTTTAATTTGGTGATTATGACTATTTATTAATTATGTATAGCACTTCATAATCAGCTTTTTATGGAACTGGTGGTCCTAACAATATAGACCCAGCTACAAAACAGGGAGGATTGTATTTTAAACAATTCAAAAACACTAGCACTACAGCTAAAACGATAGATAGAAATTGTTTCAACCGCACAAATACAGGGTTGACTATGCTCCAAACTTACGGATCCGAGTTCACAGGATTTTCATCAGGTGGATTTGTGTGGTCCGGCAAAACGACTATGAATATCATTGCCCCTGCCGCATGTATGGTTGGCTCTTATTATAAGGGTACAATTGCATGGGGATAGATACCATTAGATTCTAATGGTGATACGGAGGGATTAGACTTAGAACAGTTGATCCACATAGCATCTGAGATTGAGGTTATGGATTCACAATTCTGTTTATAAACAGCCGTCATAAATAATGATTTGGTATATGACTCATAAAATGCCAAAGAATCAGCCAATTCTTCAGCGATGGTCGGTGAATTGGTAAATTATGTTATATTATAACAGCCAGTTTAGACAATTACATCCGACGGTGACAAAAATTTTTCTCTATAAGCTAATTTCACTGGTAACGGTGTTTTCTGGGGTAAGGCCACAGACGCTTTTGCCAATAACCTGTTTAAAAGATACAAGGGAGATTAGAATCGAGAATCACCGATGCCCAATGTTTTATAAACAATAAATGCAAGAGATATGAATGAAAGAAATTTAAGTTCTGAACCTAAAACGTGGTGGTAAGGAGCAAAGAATTTACTTAGTTCAGGTCTTTAGTTCGCAAATGATAACAAAGATTCCATACTCGCAGCTGGTAAAATAGCTGCAAGCCTGTTTGCTTCCAAATAGGAATACAAATTACAAACCGGTGATGAACCATAAAAATCGATCAAAGATGAACCATTTACTATACCAATAGCCGATTATACTTCATAGTTAGATAAATTGATACTCGTCCTTTTAACGATGCAACAAATGAATCTCTTATTTTGTTCTCCGGAGATTAAATTACTATTACATTTGTGTGAACTCGAATAGAAGGAAGTCAACAAAAGCATTACTATGCCCGGATATATATCAACGGGTAGGTATGAACCAAAAGTCGTGGGTTTTGATCTAGAAATCTATGCTAAGCTTATCGAAAAGGATAGTTTTCGTCAACCGTGTCTACCTGAATGTGAAACGGATACTGAATCCGAATCATCTGATGATGAACAACAACGTTCGTTAAATATAGGTGAAAAGCATCAGGATGGACAAATTGATGATAAACTTGACCTTGTGAGTGTATCAGATAAAACCGATATTATTTAAGATCCTAACGGATTATCGATTTTGAAGAACAAATCTGTTGCACCAAAACAAAAATTGAAGAGATGATCAACTGATAAGTTTTTCTCTACCTTCAATTTTATTATCGTCTCTTTTGAGATAGTACGAGGAGGGGTTCGTTTAAAACGATAAAATCCTCGCTAAAAACCTAATACAAACGAAAATAAAAACAAAAATAAAAATTAGGTTGTTTTAGAATTTTCCATGAAACTAGTGAACAAAGTTTCATAGGTTAATGGTTGTAC